AGTCTTTTTTAGCTTCATCCAATGCTTTTTGGGCGTTTTGAGCAGTTGTTTGACCGATTTCTATTGCGCTGGCCTTGGCGTCTTCAACCATTTTATTCGTAGTAGCAAGTTGTTCAGTGACAAATGAATTAAGTGATGCCGTGTCCGCTTTATTTTCACTATAAAGTCGTGCAACATCAGACTTTGCTGTGTTAAACGCAGATGATAAAGCATCTTCGGCTGCGTTAGCATGTGTAGCCGCACTGCTTGCTGCACTAATTGCTTGTGATGCAATACTTGCAGCACCTTCAGCAATAACTTGTGTCTTAACTGCCGCTTCAGAAACAACGGTGATGTCATCAGCAACTTGGCCAAGTTTGGCAATTAGATCAACATTCTTAGTCTTATCGCCAATGACTGATGAGTATTCACCAAGCACCAGCGTATTAGTAGTTGGATTGGCAAAACTGAATGTCTTTTGAATGACGCGACTCGTAAGCAAAATCTGTTGTGATGCGTACAAGTCCTGTACTCGAATAGTGTCGCCAAGTCCCGCTTCCGTTGATGCAATTGAACTAATCGTGTAGTTGATGCGTGGGTGGTTCAAAGCTTGCAGCTGTTTCTTACCCCAAGCCAACAATGAACGTTCATCGGTAATCATTGAGTTAACAACAATACCTTCACGGAACGTTTCTGGTGAACTCGAAGCACCAACGGGGTTGTACAACTTGTTAGCTGTTTCATCGACGATGTAAGGCAAGCCGTTGTTTGTTGCGTTCAGCTTCAAACTGTTAGCGCCTTGAACGTATAGCTTGGTGTAGATTGAATCTGACAACTCTTCACGCGTCATATCAGTCATGTTCTTGCCATATCGAATAGTTACGCCACTGTCAGCGCCCATTTGTTGACGGAACGATACAACGCGCTGTGCAAGCTGGCCTTGTGGCGTCGTCGTCACGTATGCATCAACATCAACTTCAAATAGTTTGATGATGTCTTGCAACACAGATTGAACCGACGCGCCATCACTGATTGCATACGTGATGTCTGGGAAATTGTAGTCCTCAACATTCACATTCCAGCCAGAGTGACCCAAGATATAACGCAAAATGTTTTGTAATGAGCCAAGTGTTTGTGTGCCAGTCGGACTTGCATAGAATTCTTTAGCGTCAACAAGCATGCGTGAAAAATCATACAGTGAAGCGTTAACACCAGTCGCCGTCTTATAGTGTTGACCGCCTGGTGTCACCTTTTCAGAAACGGATGTCAATTGCATTAGGTAATGACGCTTATTCGCATCATCTTGATACAGCAAGTAATAACCATTCTCAACTTGTGCACCAACAAGCGTATTGTTGAAAGAAATGCCATTAAGTGTGTGGTTCCAATTTTTTGTGTTACCTGACACGTCGATGTTACGACTAACGTTATCAACAGTTAGATCCACATTACCCAAAATATCTTGTGTATCTGCAATCTGTTGTGAAATCGTATCACCCCAGAAATCATTTGCACCACGTCCCTTGTTTGACAAGAAACCGACAACATTTAATTTGGGATCTAATACTGTATACATGCGGTTTCTCCTTTCTTACTTGTGCGTTGGTCTGTACTCCAAAATCACATCGAAATCATCCAAGCTGTGCCCTGAAGCAACAAAGTTCCAACGCTGGGTGACGCCACCATGTAGTTGCGGGAACGTCGAGTGCATGTCAAATAATTCGTTATGCATACGCCCATTAATTGACAACGTTTCATCAGTTGAATCAATAATTGCCTTCTGACCAGCTTTGAGTGTAATCATGTCGGCCTGTGACGGCTTCTTATACACTCGATAGGCCCGAATACGGCTAATATCCAACTTATCAATTGGATAAGCCTTAACCGGTTGATTAGTTGAAGGGTCGATAATATCCTCTTGAATATCCGTCTTAGCAAACCAAACTGCAACACGCCCAGGCTTGAACTTGAAGCGACTAGCACGGTTCAGCCCTTTCTTATCTTCAAACGTCCAGAATGGCTTGCTGTCTAATGGTTTAGCTGTGCCAGTTTCATCAGACATACGCCACATTTCACCATAGAAACCATTGTGGTTCACGGTGTCATAACCAACAACAAACTTAACCGTGGCTGCATCAAGCGCATCGTGGTCATTCTTATCGTTGAATTGATAATCGACAGGTATCCAGTTAGTTGAAGTGTTTTGGTTTCCATTAGACGTTGCAGTTGATGATGGTTGGCTCAACTGGTATAAAACCCCAACCTTTCCGTTGATTGGGTCATCACCGTTATAGTATCGCGCGTCCGTCGTCTGCGTCCACTTCTTACCGTTTTCTGCGTTACTCTCAAACACTTGGTTAACAAACGTGCGGTTGTACATGTAAATGTTGATTGGTGTACGTGTTGTGTAGCGGTCTGACCGTTCTGGTGCGTGAGCGTAATCATTATCACGTCGGTTCCAGCCTACTTCCCAGTAGTGCAAATCACCAACATGCAAGTTACCGTTTGCGTCAGAATTTGAGTTGCCAAAGTGATAACTCCACCACCACACCAAATACGGCTTCTCTTCGTGCTTTTCAGTCGTATCACTCAACGTCTTCTTAAAGTACGTGTTACTGTGTGTGTCATTTGAGTAGTAAGACCACTCTTCAGTGACGATTGTGCGGGTCATCTTGTACGTTCCGTCCCAGCTCTCATACGTAGTTGTCGTTTTCTTGTGATATTCAAGGAACGAATTTGCTAATGGATAGTGGTCATTCAGTGTAATTGTCACATCATTGTTGTTTTGAACTCCAGGTGGCATGACCCACTCTGAACCAAGTCCAGTTGCAAGCGCAGTAGCTTCCGATGCGTCATCTTCACCAAAGAACATCCACGCGCCAGAAGCCTGTCCGTCATGACCACCATCACCAATGCCAACTTGTGCACGTCGCTTACCGTTAGTATCAAGAATGTAAGCTTCAACCTGCATATCAGCGCGATCATAATAGCGGTTGTGTGTGAGTGTAATCTCCGTTTCCCAACTACCCATTTTGTCAGGGTCTTTAGGGTTAACGTCGCCAGTCAAATCACCAATTGGTTGTGATTGCATTACTGGCCCATACCACTGACCCCAAGGCATAGGTGTGTCGGCCAACTTACCGTTAATACCGATGCCTTGGCCGTTATCATTCAATGTTAGTGGCCCATTAGTAACACGTCCGTTGCGTGCTAGTTTGAACGTCAAGTTGCCATCATACAGTCCGTTCCCCTTATCAAGCGGTGTAATCATCGACCACTTTGACAAATCAGTTGTATCATCGTCAAACTGCATTGGCCTACTATCAATCTTCACATCAGACAAATCTTCACCAAACCAGACACCTTCTTTGCTGTCCAATTGCATCCCTACCCGTGAAGCATTGACACCCTTCTTTGGCACAATGTGAAAAATAGGGTCAGCTGGGCCGGTTCCAAGTGGCGTGTAGCTAAACGGGTTGCTAGTTACCTTGACCAACTCATTTGGTGCTGCGCTTACAACTGTTCCATCAGATAACGTGATATTGCTGTCTTGCACTGTAATGAAACCGCGTGGGTCATGTAACGTGAACACAAATGTAGCTGTGGCAGTGTACGTCCCAACATCTGTGAATTGAAAATCAGGTAATGAAGTGAAACGTCCATAGTATTGAACGTCTGGCTCATCACCAAACACAATTGACACATCATCGTTAGTGTCAGTGGATAACAAGGCAGCAGCGATTTGGTGCACACGCATCTGATAATCTTCGTTGCTATCGGCCTTTAGCGTTACTGGAATGTTGATTGTACGTGCACCATATGACAAACCTTGTGCAATGACACCGTACTTGTTTACAGCCACTTGTGTTGTGTCTGTAATAGCTGGTGCAAGTGGCTTACTTACGTGACCAATAATCAGTCCCAAATCACTAGAACGCACGCCCTTAACACCAGTGGCAACGTCCATGCCGTAAATGAACTCATTCAAATCAATTTCATACTTGTTACCACGTGATGCACTAACTTTCTGCGCTAACCATTCTTCATAGGTTTGCCCTTGTGCATTGCGTGGCGTTTTAGTGTCCGCCATTCTCTTATCCTCCTTGAAATGATATGTACGTAGGGTGATCCCCTACAAAAAAAACACCACCTAGAAATCAGATGATGTCATTATGTCTGTTTGGCTGAAATCAGGTGTTAACCCGTCATCAACCGGATGTGTAACTACGAAATGACCGTTGGCATCGTAACTGTAATCAACTGGCACCCAACCGTCAGTATTGAAACCTTTAATAGGCGGATCAACTGTCTTTTGCACGTCAGCCGGCAACGGATTCTGGGTGATAGTTGAACCAGTCAATAGTGAACTTGCGGTACCAACATCAGTGGTCGTCGTATTACCGTTATCATCTGTTGCTGTGGCATTACCAACATCAACAAACTTAGTAATATCAATATTCACTGTGTCGTCCATCGTTGGGTCTTGTTGAGCCACCAATGCCGTGACAATCGTAGGTGTTAGATTAAAATCTGCCATTGAATTACCCCTTTGCGAATTGGTTCAACGTGTTCAACTGCTTGGTTTGATTATTGACCATGTCGTAAACCTGACCTTGCGTAACCGCTGTGCCGTATACCGCTTGAATTAAGTCTTGCAACAACTTAACCACGCCGTCCAAACGTTGTGTAATCGCGCTCAAATCAACAACTGTTGCATTATCCGCAACAGTTGGGTGTGGGTCAGTTGAACTGAAGTTGTTTGTTACTTGATTTAACAACTGCTTTGCACGACTACGCTTTGATTGGTCAAGCGGAATAATCATCTCTGGCATGTTGCGTTCAGCAATTTCATACATACCATGTTGAGAAATTAAACCGCCATTCTCATAACCGTGACCATTACCCAAGAATGACAAGCTAGGGCCATATGTTTTCTTCGCATAATGCAAAGCAGCCAGCAAGTTATCATATCCATTGAAAATGTCACCGTGACCTGGAAATGCATTAGCATTAAAAGTCGAACGCTTAGTCTGCATCAAACCAATAGCAGGCCCTGAACCATCATGGTCTGGGTCAGCACCAGGTTGAGTTACACCAGCATTACCACCAGATTCAGTTGAAATTTGTCGCAAAACACGCTGGATCATGCTATCTGACGTTGATAGTCCATTAGCTTCCAACGCCTTCTTTACCAAGTCGGCCCAACGTTTTACACCGGCGCCACCAGGATTTCCATGTTGGCCGCCACCATCTTCTGTTTCATGCTTATCCGACAAGCCCTTAAGCAACTTCTTGATTGGTTCAGAAATACCATTCAACACTGCGTGTGCTGCACCTGGTGCGAATGATTGAACGAAGTCACTCATACCAGATACATTGACGGCTTTATCTACAACGCCACCCAGGGCTTTGACAGGGTCTTTGAGCACAGTTTTAAGCGTGTCCCACTTATCCTTAACCCAACCGGTAATTGAGCTAAACCAGCCACTTGTACCGTCTGCGTAGGCATTAATACCGAACGCATTCATCATCTGCTTAGTGGCTGAAGCTGGAATGACCGTTTCGCCGCCTTCAAAGTTAACCAAGCGATTACGACCTTGCAAGATTTTCATCTCACCCTTGTTGTCAATAATCGCTTCCTTGTAGTCAGCTGACTTTTCATCGTTAACCAGTGCCAAGCCCTTTGGCGCTCCAGGCGTGCCGGCTGCAAACTTAGGAATTAGCTTAATTGCATGCTTATCACCGCCAAAGTCATGAATAACATCATCAATCGCACCGATACCTTTGTTTACGATGCCAATAACATCATTAAATCCAGCCTTAGCGTCTGACTTGATGTCGTCCCAAATCGAGCCAAAGAACTTACCAACAGCACTCCAAGTGCTATTCCAGCCGTCGCTGACGGACTTCAAGAAACCACCAATCTTGTCAGATACCCAACTCCAAGCTGCTTCACCAGTTGAGCGAATGCCATCCCAAATTGAACCCCAGAACTTGCTAATTGCAGTCCAATAACTGTTACATACGCTAGAAATAACTTTCCAAACAGCCGACAACTTATCAGAAATCCAATCAACAGCTGGGCCAGCAATCTTCTTGATACCGTCCCAGATACCACCATAGAAAGTAGTAATAGCGTTCCAATAGAACTTCCAGGCGACTGTGATAGCCTTCCAAACTACGTCCAAAACCTTCTTAATGTCATTAGCTCCAGCAGTGACGGTCTTATCAACTTCTTTCCAACCTTCAGCAAACGGCTTAGCGATGTTTGAACTCCACCACTTGCCAATTGAGTCAATGACACTCCTAAGCACCTTCAAGATAGGCGAAAGAAGAATTGTCGCTAGACCAATTGGAAACGCAATCGAAACGATTAGAATCTTACCAAGTGTCTTGAATAAGGCTTCAGCACCCTTAACGAATGCATTCCAGCCTTTCTTCAAACCGGCAAGCATCTGTGATCCAAATTTTTCAACCGTTTTAACGGCACTACCGAAACCATTAGCAATCGACTTACCAAAGTTAGCAATACTCTTGGCAATACCGTTCACAAACTCACGGAATTTTGCATTGTGCTTGTACAGTTCAAACAGTGCAACTCCCAGTACCGTAATAGCTGTGATAATAATTCCGAATGGGTTAGTTAACAAGAACTTACCAGCAGTTGCAAATGCTGAACCTAGCCCACGCAACGCGCTTCCAAATTTAGTTAGGTTAGAAGCACCAACCACACCTTCCTTGAATACCATCTTCTTGCCGACGTCTAAAGCCGTACTACCAAAGTCCATCAATGTATGACGTGTGTCATTGAGCTTAGATGCAAAACTTACCATCTTTGATGTTGCCCACAGCCCGGCAATCACAGCCCCGATTGTCTGCAATGCTTCTTTGTGCTTTGCAATATCACCAAGTGCATCGCTGAATGTCTTGGCTGACTTGCCACCGTTCATTAGCTTTGCAGCACTCTTAGCTAATGATTCAACACCACCAACGATAGCCTTGAATGCACCCTCACCAATCTCCGTAAGTATCTTGATAATGTTCCAAACCGACTTCACACCATCAACAATTTCTGGTGCATGTGCTGCAATGGCTTTTGACGCTGATTCAACACCATGTGCGATTGAGTCCATGAATTTATTGGCGCTGTCATTGAATGACATACCGGCAAACACCTTGCTAAATGCACTAGTAATTGTGCCAAGCGACTTGCTGAATGCCGCACCAACCTTGTCGAACTCTTTCATAGTTGATTGGTCCGATACCCACTTAGATACAGCCTCAAATAACGGGTTCTTAGTCTGCAAAATTGGGTTAATCAAAGCACCAGCCAAAGCCTTACCACGCGCACTAATCACACGTTCCATACCTGACATGGTACCCATCATGTTTTCAGAAGCCTTGGCATACTTATCACCAAGTTCTTCCATGACAGTTTCAGCATCTTGTGCGCTAATCTTGCCGGCAGACATTTGGTCACGCAACTGTGCCATTGTCAATTGGCTGTTGTTCTGAACTTTACGCTCATAATCAAGCAACTTTTCACCGTACATAGGCAATTGGTCGGTAATCATGTTGAAATCGCCCAATTGCATACGGCCAGATGTCATCATGTGCGTGAAGTTGGTTCCCAAGCGTTCAGTTGCTTCACCTGACAAGCCAATCGTGTCAGACATCGTCAGAATGGCTTTCGTCATATCTTCAGTCTTGCCCTTGTTATTAAACACGTGGTAGAACTGTTGATCCAACTCGTTAACAAGGTCGCTAGATTGACCAAACGCAGTAGACATTTCGTTTACCGAGTTCACCATATCCTTACCCTTGGCAGCACTGTCAGTCAGCGTTGTCCAAGTAGCCAGCATCACTTGTTGTTCTTTATCGTATTCAGCACCAGCTTGTGCAGCTTCATGAAGGTGTGCACCAATAGTTGCCAGCGATGACGTGAACATATTAGCTACTGTGTTACCGATAGCAGACCCCATGATAGAAGTCTTTAGCCCGTCCCATCTGCCTTTGAGTTCTCCCACCTGTTCCTTTGCCCGTGATAGGCCGGTTAGGTGTAGGTCAATCTTGCCAGACTTTTCCAGGCCAGTGAGTTCAGACTTAGCTTTGGCAAGCGATTCGGCTACTTCATTCACTCGCACACGTTGCTTTGCCATTGCTTCAGATGAAACATTGTCGGCTTGTTCAAGCTTGTTGAGTTGTGCCACTTGCTTCTCATAAGCTTCTGTCAGGTTGCCAATTTGCGACCTTAACAGTTTAGCTTTTTCTTCGGCTGCTTCGGTTGACTTACCTTCGGCTTCCAGCCGTGAAATACGACTATTAGCCACTTGTTCGTTCTGCTTCATCTCCGTGTTAAGTTCGGCAAGACCAGACTTATAGTAATCGACCGCTTCCTTAGTTTTAGCTAATTGTTGCTGTTGCTTGTTGTACCTGGCAGTGGCTTGTTCGATTTGAGATTGAAGTTCAGACATTTTCTTAGCACCATTTTCAGTGCCGTCATTATATGACTGTTGTTCCATCTTCAAAGCGTTGATATATTGCTTTTGCTTTTCAGCGGTCTGTGTAAGACCATTCATCTTAGCTTCAGCAGCTCCCAAATTGTCCCCTGTGGACTTTAAGACAGCTTCTTGTGCTTTCCACTCCGTATTAAGCTGACGCACTTCAGTACGCAAATTTTTGGCATTTGCAGCAGCCTCGGCGGTATCAAGCTTAATGCTAGTTGAGAGTGTACCAGCTACTTTCTCACTCATTTATTTTTCCTCCTTTCCTGAAAAATAGTTACGCCCTAAAACAAAGCGCTTGGGTCAACTAATCGTGTCGTTTCATCTCCGACTGACAGCATATCTGTGAGTTCAAAATAGTCTTGGTCGTAAAACTCACCAGGCGTCCAATTGAACTCTTGCATTGCCTGTTTACCCATACGTTTCATGTCATCGAGCGTGTTTTGATACTCATAGATACGTTGCTCTAGTGTTCCGTTTGTGCTAAACCCGCTTCTTGTTCAGCCTGTGCCAAACGAATATCTGTATCACTCATACCCATTAGCCGTTGAGTAATGTATACGGTGATTTCTGAAACTTCTGCCGGTTCAAGTTCAACCAACTTGTCTTGTAGGTTATCATCCAATCCCAAAGTGTCCGTGATGAAATCAATTTGACTTTGCATTGAGTCCAACATACCTTGCATAGCTAATGCGCCAGCTTCTGCATCCGGCAAATCTTTAGTCTTATCCTGCAAATTCTTCTCAAAGTTAGCTTGATCCAATTGCATCTTCGTTGCTGCCATCATCAAACGGGTTGATGCCTTGATTTCAAATGGCTTGCGCTTCAATGCCTTAATGTATAGCTTCATAGTCATGTTTATTTACCTCTTTTTCTTTAGCTATGTATGCAAAGGCCAGACTTCAAATCTGACCTTGCGGGGTTTTGCCGTTTGAAATGGCTAAACCTTTAATTACTTGGATGCAGTAGTTGCACCTGTACTAGCGGTATAGCCACCGAATACTTCTGACATCATCGCAGCTTCGGTAAAGCCTTGGTCTGCCGCCTCGTATACCTTGTGGTTTTGCTTCCATGTAGGAACATCCAAAGCCGTGTAAGTCATTTGGTCAGTAACACGTTGTTCAGTGTTTGTTGACGTTTGCAAGTTAGCAGCCGTCATCGTGAACTTACCGTTACCGAACCCAATGAACATGTCTGTTCCGTCCAAGTGGTGCGTCTTAATCAACGCAGCGACACGTGGCTTGATTTGTGATGGCAACCAGCCACCCTTACCGTCAGACTTGTCACCCAAAATCTTGTGCTTAACGTCAGTTGGCAAAGCATTAAATACAAAGGCAACTGAAGTGTTACCCTTACCTGTTGATGAATCAACAGCACCGTTATTTCCATAAATTTCAGTGATTGAACCTTCCAAGTTCGTGATGTTGGCTTGGTTAGTACCCAAAACTTCATCAGTAATCACAAAAATACCGTCAGTAGTCAAACCATCAGTACCCGTCTTAATCTTGCCCGCATCATCAAGCAAGGCGACGGTCACAAGGTCAACACCAATAGTTCCACCCTTTGTCATAGCCATTAGCTAATTCCTCTTTTCTTAAATGTTTTTCGTTCGTTCAAACTGCAACGTCTTGAATACTTGTTTCGTGTCTGGGTCGATGTTGTGTGACTCGCTGACCGCA